TCCGTTTCAAGGTCAGTAATCACACTAGCAATACGGTTACCGCCGTTTTGTACGGTTTTATTATCGGGCATTTTAATAACCTGTGCTGTCATATCAATTGTAGCTGCGGCAGGCACAGCACTAGAATTAGGTACTCGGTACAAACCACGGCCAACTCGGTTTGATTCATCTTTGGTGAACCACGGCACTCCGTAGATACCAATTGTTGAACAAATTTCTTTAATCTCAGATTTCGTTACTGTATCTTTACCGAGGTTTGTAAGCAAAGCTAAAAACTTTTCACGAACTTCAACTTTGGTGGTACGCATTTAAAACTCCAAATTTCACTAGAACTTCCATTATATAATAAAAAACAACATATGTCAAGGCTCTGTTGTAAAAATACAACAGTTAGGCAGCAATGCCATCAATGAACCGGTTAACCATCACTCGGTTAATTTGTTTCTTTTTGTTCATTTTCATAAACGCATTTTTCAATTTGTTTGCTGTAACAGCACCAGTAACCGTCAATTCATCATCTTCAATATTCATTTCTGAACCACCGGGCATCATAAAGAATGCATCATAGCCGGGATTGAAAGATTCAAGGAATTTTTCACTTTTCAGTTTCTTACTTAAAGTCTGAACAAATTCAGAACGGTAATATCGCCAATGTGTGTGTTGAAAATCTTCGGTACAAATCTGTTTAATAGTACGACCTTTTTTATCGTAATATTTGTTTGCAATAGATTCTGATAATTTACGGCCAGTTTCAGTAACAAAGAAACCAAAAATCTTAGCACCAGTCACAGCACGGAACCAATCAAAAATTGCAACACGCAAACTATCATCAATATTGTAATGACTTTCATTGTAATGAAAATCAAGTTTTATTTGCAATTTGGAATTACGGTCTTTAATGTAAATATTCTCAATACGAGCTTGAAACCGTTTTGCTTCAAATGGTGAACGGTCTGGATCTGTTTTCGGCACTTCACGAGATTTAACAACAAAATCGGTAGTATCAGCATCACCATCATGTACAATTACCAAATTAACCAAATCAAGGTTGTTCACTTTACGGAATTGCTTTGTGATTGGTTCAAGAGCAACCATAGCCTGAACCAAAGGAGTATTACCAAGTGTTTCAGTCGTAGGATGATTTCGGCGACCAATTGCATATGAAGTCTTTAAAGCAATCATATTACGGATGCAAGCATTAAACTCAGCACCACTCATTTTAGAATTCAAGTATTCTCGCAGGAAAACTGGTTGCAAGAACAAATCACCTTCTTCATAAGCAAAACCAGATTGTGGTGTTTGTTCTTTGAAATCAAACTTACGAGCCGTTTGAGAATCACCGAAACCATACACAACAAATGGAATATTCACTTTGCGACAGAACATGGTGAGAACCAAAATCTGTTCAATAGAAGCATCCATATTGTTTCGCATGGAACCAGAACAATCAAGCAACAGAACCAAGCCATGTGATTTGCCTTTTGGCACTCGCATTAGTTTTTTGAAAATGTTATCTTCAACTTTATACTTGTAAAGTTTACCAATATCAATATCACCTGTGTTGGACACTTTGGCTTTTGCATATGAGCGAGCAGCCTTTTTCATTTCAAATTCTTTTGCAAGCAGACCAATGTACCGGTCATTTTTCAATTTGAATTCTTTTACTTTTGTGTTGTAATGAGCAACAACTGATGGCTCATTCTTGAAATAGAAATCATATAAATGCTGATGCACAACTTTAGCAGGTGTAACAATTTTTTCCAAATCTACTTTTGGAATTTTAGTGTAAACAAACGGCCGACATTTTTCATCAACAAGTTCTACTTCTTTGTTACGAAACGCTTCATCTGTGGTGCAAACAGGTTCAAAATTATCATCAACATTTGGCTTTGAATCTTTGACACGGTTTAAATTGGCACCTTGTTGGTCACCAGATTCACCTTCACCGTTTTCACCATCACCATCTTCATCCGATTCTTCATCAGCATCATCAGATTTATCAGAAACTTCAGCATCGCTGTCATCCGTATCTTCATCAGTATCACCATCTTCATCAGAAGGAGAAGTATCGTCAAAATCGTAATCTGAAGGATCCGAATCGCTATCATCAAATTCAAATTCACCGTTTGGATCAGGCAAGAAAAATTGTTGCTGTGTTTCAAATTGCTCATCTTTTGAATAACCGAAAACAACTTCAGTAACACGGAGAACATCGTCCCATGTTTCACAATTTTCTACATCATTCACCATTTTCACTTCTTCATCGGTGAAATTAATATACAATGTGCCACCAGATTTGGTATAAATGTTTAAACGGTCAATGAATGATAATTTGTTAACATCACGGGTTTTAATACCGAAGAAGTCACGGTCTAAAAGGCTTTGGTAACCACGGATGAAAGACTGACGAATGCCAGGATATTTGCGTTTGATTTTCTTTTCAATACGGGCATCTTCTACAACATTCAAGAAGCCTTTGAAATTACGACCACGACCTGAGATAGCATCATGCCATCCTTCAGCCGGTGTATATCGTGCATGGCCAACTTCATGGCCTAGCAACAGGTCATACAAATCGCCTGACATATCATTCCAAATAGGGCAATATAAAATACGATTCGTTGGATCAAACCTAGCCGTTGAGATTTTATCATGCACAATGGTTAGGTTTTCGGTGGCAAGTAATTTTGCCAACTGAGATTTTGTTTCAACAGTAAATGTCATAGTACGCTTTTTCTCATTAGGAACAACCAGTATAACACAATCCTACTTGAATTGCAAGCTTTTTATGTAGTCGGTAAGCTGTTGATTCAATTGAGGATTCTTACAGACTTCACTAAGGATATCTTTAATACCGTGAGTTTGAAAGGCTTCTTGAACATCATGGACACAGGAGAAATAGTGCATTTCCTGTTGTTCCAACAATGTGTGGGAATAATCTTCTGTGGGTGCGAATTGAAGTGTATCGTTCATGTATATCTCCTATCAATGCAACCAGTATAACACAACTGGCCTATATGTCAAGGCAATAAAAAAGAGTGTTGTTTTTAGGCAACACCCTTAGGGAAAGTGGAGCGGGGTTAGGGAATTAAACCGTCTATTTTTCTTGGGAGAAAAACTGTCTCAGACACCCCGCATTTTTTACTTCATATAATTATATATGCTCTTTATCATCAAAATTATGGGCATATATTTTTATCTGCCTACTTGTGATAGATACTTTGCCTTTGTTTCTTCCCATGACATATAGATTAGGTCATCATAAAATAAAGACTCATAGGAAACGGTATCTTTTTTCACTAGTTGTTTGATACGACCTTTAGCGTGTTTGTTCTTCCAAATGTCAACCAATGATTCGTAGCTAGTATCAAATGATTTTACTAAGGCATCTTCTTTGATTTCACCACGGAGAAACTCATAGCTGTTATTATACAAAGGACTAAAGTATATGCCTCGAGCATGGTCTGTACGAATGATATCTTTAGGCACACCAAGTTTAGTGTAAGTGAATGCTAAAGAACGATTCTTATGGTCACGCTTATGTGGTTGACCAGAAGGTTTCTTTGCAACATACCATTCAAAATACTTACGACTATGCTTGGCCTTCAACCATTCACGAATCAAATACCGAGTTTCTCTTCCGGGTTCAAATGAAACAGAACCTGCTGTGAATCCCATCTTCTGCCAATGGTCAAGGTTATCATATTGTGATAAACCATTCAACTTGGTTTTACCATACAATGATGTTGTTGTTACACCAATCAAAGTATCACCGTATTGTTTCTTCCATAAATTCTGCACTTCATCAGATAGGCATAACAAGGCTAGTAGTTTACCACCAACATAATTGTAACCCAATGGTTGGAACGGAACAATAGTAGAACCAATCGCAGTATGGTTAATCATACCACCTTGAGTTTTCAATTCTCTAGGCCAACCAATCACAGTATCACGAGGAGTTAAATCAAGAAAGTCGGATGAAATACAAATAACTCCAAGATACTTACCTGACTTATCATCTTTAACAAAGAAATTAAGATTACGGCCGATATTGGAATTATTCTTCATTGTTGAAATGAAATTACGAGCTGTGTTCCATTTCTCAGGCAACTCTTTACTTCGTTTCATGTCAACTTGGATGTCAGAGCCATCAACGCCTTTGGCGGACATTACACCAGAATCATCTGTATATTCCAAAACAGGCTGAAGATTTAGATAGTCATCATGTGATGTTGGAACCCAAATGTTGTTCTTCACAGAATCAACTATGATTTGCTGCTTTGGGTCAAGAAGTTGGACTTCTTCTCCAAATAAAGTTTGATTCACAACAGTCGGATATTTTTCATGTACTTCACACCACTTCTGGTACAAAGTATATTCTTTTACATCCATTTGTGAAACATAAGCTAAATCACTAATAGTTTTTTCTTTCAATTCACCATCATCTATATCCATGAATGAAGAGGCAGGATTCTCATCTTGCCACTTAATCCATTGGGTTTCAATATCATCAATCATCTAGATAGTCTTTTAATTTTCTTAATAAGTTTTTGTTGTTTCTGTTTGGCCAATTGTAACATAACTGGACCTGCATAAGAGGTAAACTTAATACCATTCATGTGATCTAGTTCGTGTTGGTAACAACGAGCAGTCAACCCTTCCATCTTAACATTGTGTATTTTGCCATTTTCATCATAGTATTCAGCTATGATCCAATCCGACCTTTTTACTTTAAGTGACATACCAGGAAAAGATAAACAACCTTCGGTATCTTTTATCATTTCTTCCGATTGTTCTACAATTTTAGGGTTAATACAAACTAGCTGAAAGTGTTCTGTGCCAATAACAAAAACTCTTTCAAATAATCCACATTGATTTGCTGATAGTCCCATTCCATTGTGAAGCTTCATGGTCATCTTTAATCTTTTTACTGTTTTAATAATATTAGGATTTGGTAAATTTCTAATATCATATTCAGGAATCATTCTTGATAGCATAGGATGATTATCATCATATAAAGTAAGAGGCATTATTTCTTCTTCTTTTACAATATCTTCTTCAGTATTAAATGTTAGAACTGTTGACATTTTTACACCCCTACCCAATCTTCAGCTGAATCTTGTGCATCTTCCAAATCATCAAAGAATTTAGCCTCATTAAAATCATCTTCTGCTCGGTAAAATAAAACCATATAACGATCCCTGTCTTTTTCCGTTTTGTATACTTGTGATGTTTTATTAGCAAAACCATCAAAATATTCACTCAATTTTACAAACTCATTCATCTCATTATCCTTGAAAAATTATTAGCTTTCTCAAAACGAATTACTGACCTAAACTTATCTTGCAGTATATCGCCTTTATGACTAATAACAAACACATTAGTACCTTCCAACATATGTAAAATATTCATTAGATACTCGGTACCATTTGCATCTAATGACGAATCAAACACTTCATCTAAAATCAAAAGATTGGTGTTTGCAGAATTCTTCAGTTTAGCTACTGCACGCCAACTAAACAACAATGCCAAATCAATCTTCTGTTTCTCACCTTCACTAAAACTGGCATAGGTAAATTCATCACGATGCCTAGATTTAATTGTTTCTTTAAACGATTCATCAAGGTTAAAATTAACAAAGAAATCAAATGATGCTAGATACTTGTTTACCAGTTTGTTGATGATTGGCAGGTACTGTTTGATAATCTTGGTTTTAATACCCGTATCATTTAATAATCCTGCGGCTATATCGTAGTAAACCTTTTCATCAATCAGCTCTTTTAATTCTGTTTTAAGTGTATTAAGATTATCTTCCAATACTTTCAATTCACCAGATGAATCTTCCGTGTTAGCTTTGGAAGATTTCAATTCATCAATCTGTTTTTCAATCTTCTTAATATACTTATTAGTCTCTGTAATGGAAGTATTGTTTGTTGCAATTTTAATTTGAAGTGCTTGTATTTTCTTTTGTACTTCAGAAATAGCATTAAGTTTAGCTTGTTCTTCTAGAAGTTTTTCTTCTAGTTTACTTAGACCATGGGTACACTCACCAACCTTTACGGATAGTGAATGTAATTCCTCTTCCTTAAACCCCAAGGCAATGGTCTGCCGGCACGTTGGACAATTATCATTGCCTTGAAAGAAATTGATATCTCTTTGAAATTTGGATAAGTTGCTTTCAATCTGAGATTCAAGTTTCGTAAGCTTCTTGACTTTAGATTCTGTCTCAGTTTTAGATGCAATCGCCAATTGGTGCCGCTCGACTTCGGTCGTATAGGACTCAATCTCTCCTGATAGGGTGGATATAACAATATTACTGCTGTTGATATCGTTGCCGTATTCAGCAATCTTCTCATCATTGTTTTGTTTAAGTTCATCAATATGTTTCTTCTGTAGTTCGTATTTCTGTTCACTCAATTGAATTTCATATTTCTTAGAGGAGGTTAAGTCTTTATTGTTCTGAACCTTATCTTTTAAAACAGAATTCATTGCTGAAAAGATTTGAATGTCCAATAAATCTTCAATAATTTCTCTACGATCACCAGGCTTCAATTGCATGAATGGTGTGAATGATGCTGAACCAAGAATAACAATCTGTGTGAATGACTTATAGTTTAACTTCAAAATAAACTTTTCAAGGTATTCTTGGTAGTCACGGACTGCGGCTTCTTGATTAATCATTACACCGTCACACCAAATTTCAAACACAGCAGGTTTGATACCACGAACAATCTTATATGATTTATTGCCAGTATTAAACTCAACTTCAACAATACAATCTTTACCATTGATACTGTTCAATAGTTGTGGTTTGTTCACCGAACGAAATGGTTTACCAAACAAAGCAAAACACAACGCATCAAGCATCGTAGATTTGCCTGCACCGTTAGAACCCACAATTAGGGTATTAGGTGACTTATCAAATTGTATTTCGGTAAGGTAATTACCGGTACTCAGAAAATTCTTCCATCTAATTTTTCGGAATAGTATCATTCAGTTTCCGTGTTCAGAGCTTCAACATAAAGTTCTTTCATTAAAGTCTTTAGTATATCATTATTTACATTCAAAGTGAGGTTATCAATGTACTTGGATAAGATTGTCATTGTATCTTCTGCCTGGTCTATCAACTCTTGGTCATCATCTAAGGCAACATCGGTAAAGTCCTCAACTATTGATATGTCAGCAACACCTGCCTTATACAGGTTATCAATTACATTATCAAATAGGTAAGGGTTCTGTTTGTTCAGCACCACAACTTTAACAAAGGTATCTTTCAAATTGTTGAAGTCATAGTTCTTCCAATGTTCAAAGTCTTGGGCACCATCATCATAGTTCAGCTTATAAAACATACGATTTGGGTTAGGAACAAAAGTCAGTTCTCTTGTTTCGGTATCAAAGATATGAAATCCACGAGAATCATTGTAATCTGCCCAAGTGATTTCATATTGATTACCAAGATAGAAGATTGAACCATCGTTGGACTTATGATGGAAGTGACCAGAAAGAACCATATCAAATCTATTAAACAAGCTCTTCTCTAGACCTGTGTGACAGATGTTTCCTCTATCCATCTCAAACCCTGCAATCTCAAAATGGCCAAATACGATTTGTGATTTGGTGTTCTCTAAGAAATTTAAGGTCTGTTCGTAGTTACTAGAATTGATCCAAGGTACAAGAGCCACTTTTGTGCCTGCATATTCCATTTCAACCGGATCAATAAACACATTGATGTTTTCATAACGGTCAAATAATTCATGCATGGCATTAATTTCATTTGTGTTCTTGTAAGTAACATCATGGTTACCAACAATAACATCCATATTGATACCCTCTCTTTCAAGCACATCAAAGAACCTTTTTCGCCAGGAATTCAAAGTGACAAAGTTGATGTATTTTCTACGATCAACAACATCACCTAAGTGGCAAATATGTGTGATGTTATTTTCTTTCAGATAAGGAAAGAATGTACCTTCCCAAAACTTAAAGAAATATTCATTGAATCTTGGGTCATCACCTCTCGCACCGGCGTGTGTATCGGATATAATTGATATTTTCATATTATTTTATTACTTTTAGACCTATTTTCGGTTCTGGTAATTACCTGTAAATTATTTTGATGGTGTAAACCACCCTTTGAAATAGGAATTATATGGTCAACTTCATATGGTATTCCAGTTTCTTTAGTTTTAAGTTCCGCCATCATATAAAATTCTTGTATTAAATTTAAATCTGCATCATCGGGAAATTGATTTCTCAACAAAGCTCTTCTTTTTTGTTGATATCCATTTTGCTTAGTTTTTACTCTCTGTCTTTGCTCTTTTAATTTTTCAGGATTGTTAGCTCGCCATTTTTTCTGCTTCTCGTTTTGTTTCTCTTTAGTTCTATATTTTGCCATTAAACTTACATCGTTTAATTTTTTTAATCCTCGTTCTTTGCGGCAAACAACACACGAATAACCTCTGACTGTTTTTTCTAAACCACCACAATTTTTACACGGTGTTCCACTCAAATAAGTTTTTTCACCATTTTCTAAGGCTTTTTGCCTATTAATTTTAGATATTTCTGGAAACTGATTATTCATTATACCCCCAATATGTGTATCTTATTTATAAAAATAACACATTCAGGAGGGTATCACTTATCTTTTTCATCGTGTATAATATCAATATCTTCAATTAAAGGAATAGTGTCATCTTCGTTAATTTCTTCTTCAACAAAAAGTTCAAGGCCTTTTGCCTTAACTTTCTTTTTTGCATCTTTTGTTTTTTCATATGTTTCAATAAACTCAGCAATGTTATCATACATTTGAAATTGTTGCATTTTGCCATGTTCATCTTCATACATCTCACCTTCATTAAGTAATCCGAATTGCTGTGTGGCTTTATACTTAACATATAATTGTTTCTTTTCTTTTTGAATTCTACGCAAAAAAGCAAAGTAAATAATTTGAGTAAAGTATGCAAACGGGTTCTTTGATTTATCAGGATCAAAATTTCTAAAGTATTGAATACAATTTTCAATACCATCACAAATCATTTCATCACGGAATGAATAAGATACAAAGTTTGGTTTACGAGATAAGTGTTCTGCAATTTTCAGAAAACATTCACCAACATAATTAGGGATAGGAGGATCTTCTTTATTAAGTTCTTTGGCCTTTGCACACCTATCGTGATAGTCAACTAGTGCAACAAGAAAATCTCCGTTGTTAATGTAATGTTTTTTACTCATACATTACCATATTTCGTATTCTTAATCATACGATATCCTTTAACCAGTTCTGATATACCAAAATTTAAATTGTGTTTAGTTTTAAAACCGGTGTTTTCAATTTTTTGATTAGACACAATGTAATTTCTTTGATCTGGATCTTTACCAATTTCAGCTTCAATAAATGTAAATGTTGGAACAAATTGTTTAATTGCTTCACAAAGTTCCCATTTAGACACATTAGCTTCAGACAAACCAACATTATAAATGTTGCCTTTCATATCACTAAAATTGTTTATAGCATGGCCAAAAGCATTAACAACATCACGCACATGAACATAGTTGCGTTTGAAATGGCTTTCAAATAAAATAACAAAACCATCTTTAACAGCACGATGAACAAAATCATTAACAAGTAAATCAATACGCATACGAGGTGACATACCAAAAACAGTTGCTAATCTATAACTAATCGCATTTGAATGTTCCATCAATTCTTTTTCAATGATTACTTTATCAATAGCATATTTTGAAATTGGATTCAATGGTGATTCTTCTGTGCAAAACTCACCGGTTCCGTATGCGCTATTGGTCGTAGGCATAATAACAATTTGATCCTTATCTAACTTCTTCAACATTGTCTGGATAGCTTGTACATTAGTTGTATCAGCTCCAACCGGATCTTGTTTGCAAATTGGTGCACCAACTAATGCTGCAAGAGGTATAATAATATCAGCATCTTTCAACAGAAAGTTAATATCAGATTCAACTCGCACATCGCCTTTATAAACATTGAATTTTGGATTACCGCATAGATGATTTAAACTTGTTTGATCGTACATAAAATTATCTAGTACCGTAACATTATGATTAGTGTTCAATAACTCAGGAACAAGCATTGATCCAATATAACCTGCACCACCTGTAACTAATATATTAGCCATATTACACCTTGTTTATAATGTTTGTTATTGAATCAATTTCATCAAATGTCATTGAAGGGAAATTACCAATATAGAATCCATAAAAATGAACATGTTCAGTATTTGGATAATTTAAATAATGACCATCAGGAACAATACCTTTAAGATATGGCTGTCGCAATTGGTTGCCTCCTCCTGCGCTGCCCCTTCTAAATTCTATACCATAGGTTTGCATTGTATTCATCAATCTTGTAACATACTCGGGATCTTTTTTCAATAACAATAAATTAAAAGCATAATTACTAGACCCAATTAATTTAAAGTCAGTTGCAAATCTATTCATATCTAATTTTCTTAGAAACCTAAAATGGTTTTCATTACGCATTTTAACATTTTCATCTAACTTTGTCAACTGTTTTCTACCAAGTATGCCGCCCAACTCTGTGTTACGCATGTTGTAGGCTGCATGAGCAAAGATAAAATCTGGATTTAATTCTGGATTCTCTTTAACATATTTTGATTTTCTACTTGGATTATTAATCTCACGAACCATGCCATGTGATCTAAGCATACGGAGTGTTTCATACACTTCAGGGTCATTTGTGCATACCATGCCACCTTCAATTGTTGTCATATGATGTGCATAATAAAAAGAAAAGTTAGACATTAATCCAATGCTACCTAACAATCTGTTACCATGGCTTGCACCATGAGATTCACAAACATCTTCAATTAAAGGGATATTATGATCAGCTAATTCGTAAATAAGTTTATCTGTTAATGCATTGAAGCCTTGAATATGGCTTAAAAACACAGCTCTTGTTTTTGGTGTGATAGCATCCAATATTTTTTGATTATTCATACCCAATGTATCTAAATCAATGTCTACAAAAACAGGAGTAAAACCACATTGAATAACTGATGCGATATCAGAAACCCATGTTAGAGGAGGAACAATAACTTCTCCACCTTCCGGATGTTTAATTTTCAAAACCGTCATAGACAAAAGATTAGCAGAGGCTCCTGAATTAACAAAAACAGAATAGTGAACACCCAACCATTTTGACCATTCATCTTCAAATTTCTTACAATTTGGTCCATTGGTTAAAATTGGATCATCTTGTTTTAGATGTTCAATCATTGCATCTAAATCTGATCTACTAATATTATTACGCATTAAAGGGTATTTCATTATAACCTCACGATTTTAAAACAAGTTGAGTTCCATCTACATCAAACTTAAATGGTATCCAAACTTTAATTGAATTCATTTTTTGTTTAAACATTTTTTGTTTCTCAGGAGGAACTAAAAACAAAAAGAAACCTCCACCTCCAGCTCCCATCAATTTACCGCCTAGTGATCCACATTTAATAGAGTTGTGATAAATGTCATCAATCCAAGGCTCTGTTACACCATCAGCTAATTCCCTCTTTAAAGACCAACCATCATGTAACAAACCGCCAATTGTTTTCATATCAGATTCTTTTACTAAACAATCAATTGCTTTATTACTAAGTTCACTAATGTTATCAAGAAAATTATTTGTACTACCTTTTTTAATATTTTCTACTTGTTTTTTGGAAACACTTTCTGAGATTCTACTGACACCGGAGAACCCTATCATAACATAGTTTTCAAGCTCTTTACGGTAATCATATGATAAAGGTAAAGCACTAGATTGCCAAGACACACCTGGACCCATTTCAATTAAACGAATACCTCCATGAGCAGCCATAATTTGATCTTGTATTCCAACATTTTCACCTATTATGTTTTGCTCAACGAAAATGGCTTCTCTTGATAATCTTTCACGGCTAATTTCTTCGCCTTTTAATACATGTAATGCATGTAACAATCCAACCGTAAAAGATGAGCTTGAACCTATACCAGATCTAGCTGGTAAATCTCCATCATATGCAATAGAAATGCCGTTTGGTATATTCATATATTTCAAACAAGCTTTTACTGATGGGTGATTAATTTCTGAAAATGTATTAACACTTTCAATTTTAGAATACACAACTTGATTTTTATGTTCAAAGAAGGGTGGCAATACTTTAACGGTAAAATAACAATAGTTAGCTATAGCAGCTGAAACTACCCGGCTAGGTTTATTTTCAAACCATGCTGGATAGTCTGTACCGCCACCAAACAATGATATTCTATATGGCGTTTTGGTTATAATCATAAAAATTATTCACTAGTTAATACCGGATTAACCACATCTGGCATCGCTGGTGTTTCCCATCCTTCAATTGGTTCAATGTACATATTAGATTTAAATTCTGCTCTATCAATATATGGGTACATATCTTCAATTGGTGTGCTCCAACCAAAAATTCTAGGTTCATATGTGTGATATTCATCAATATCCAAATCACACACAACTGATTCTTCAGACTCTAAAATTTCAGAAATTGTTTTCTCAACATCACCTGGATTTTTTAACGATACAGTTTTAATCCCGTATGCATTACATATATCAATAAAATTTGGTGGTGAATACCCTTTTGGTCCACAAGCTTCTGCTCGGCCTTGAAAGTTTGTTTCTTGATATGCTTTTGTAATGCCGTAAATATGATTATTCATAATGAAAGTTTTAATTTTACAACCATAATTTTTGATTGTTTGTAACTCCTGAAGGTTCATATTAAAACCGCCGTCACCAATAATACAAACAATAGTTTTTTCAGGAGCTGCAAACCAAGCACCAATTGCCGCAGCAAAAGAAAATCCCATTGGAGAGTTACCATTATTTGTAATGAAGTGTTGTCCCAATTTGGTTTCAAATGCCTGTGATGCAATGACAATATTACCACCACAATCAGCAACAATTACACCATCATTTTTAATTTGTTCAGCAAGCTGCCGCATGAATCGGTAAGGATGAATTACTGTTGTTGATGATCCGAAATTTGGTTTTACTGGATCATATTTAACTTTCCATTCTTGAGCCTCTTTCAACCAATCATTGTGTTGAGGTTTGTATCCTGTTTCAATAATTAATTCTTTAAGTATTGATAGAAACAACTTGGCATCAGATTTAATATTTACATCAAACGGAACTTGTTGCAATTGAGGCTGTAATTGTGCTTCATCAATATCAACCATAATTTTTTTGGCATTTCTAGCAAAAGAAGATACATTGCCTCCCGTGATACGGCCTGAAATTCTTGATGCCACAGAAATTAATAAATCACTATTTTGAATAGCAAAGTTTCTTCCTGCACCGCCATATGTACCAACACGACCACAATATGTTTCTAGGTCACTAGTAACAATATCTAATGCATTCCATGTTGGAAATGTAGGCACTTGCAACAATTTAGAAACTTCTTGTAGTAAAGGAATAGCTTGTGCATTTTTTACTCCACCACCAACTAAAATAACTGGTCTAGTTGATTTCTTTAAATCTGCCAATAATTCTAACACTAAAGATTTAATTCTTTTTTCATCGTACTCTGTAGTGTGGATGCCTACATCAAATCCAATTTGTTTTTCTGGATCAATTAATTTCTTTTGTAGATCAAGAGGCACATCAAGAAGAACAGGACCTGGTCTTCCAGATTTAGCTAGATGAATTGCTTTTTCAATTTCATACTTAACTGTATTAGGATCAACAAGCATCTTAGCATATTTTGTAATTGGTTTAACAATTGAAACAATATCCGTTTCTTGAAAACCAATCTGACGCAATGATTCATCAGGCCTCAAAAACTTACTGTTGATTTGACCTGTAATGAAAATTGCAGGAACGGAATCATAAAAACAATTACCAATTGGTGTAACAAAGTTCATACCGCCAGGACCACTTGTTGCAATAGAGACACCAATCTTACCTGATGTTTTTGCATAAGCTTCAGCTGCAAAACCACCAGCCTGCTCGTGCATTACAGCAACATAAGAAGTTTTTTCTGTTCGGGTGAAAGCATCAATAAGATCACCGTTTGCAGCACCATAGACAACAAACATCTTATCAATGCCTTCATCGGCCAATTTATTAATTATATAATCTGCAATTTTTATCATTCTGTCTCCAATAATTTTCTTTTGAGTTTAATCTTTCGGGTTTCATTTAATTCGTTAACGGCTTTATCACCAAATTTTGTTTTAACCATGTTTAGATAATTTTCATTTGAATGATAAATGTCCCATGCATAATCCCTAAAGGATAAAATTTGTGCGGCTGTTAAGTTCTCACTTGCCAAATTCAGAGTATCATATGAATGTTGACTATAACCTGAATATGTTTTTGGTAAATCTATGTTAAATAATCTAGCTTGATTGTGTAAAGGACTACCAGGATATGCCATGGCAGAATACATATTAGTCATTTCCGTTGGATTTTCTAATGCAAAATCAAGTGTTGCTTGCATTGATTCTTGTGTATCAAATGGCAAACCAAATATGTAATTACCTGCAATGTTGATACCAGCTTCACGAATAACTTTAAATAAATCTAAAATTCTAACCTCTTGAAATCCTTCTTTATGAATTTCTTTTCGTAGGTCATTGTTTGGGTTTTCAATACCTAGACCCAACCAATTTACTCCGGCCTTTGCAAGTTTTTCTAGATGCTTTGGTTTACATGTATCAACTCTTGAATATGCCCAAATGTTAAAGTCATATCCTCTTTCAATAATCAAATCACAAATAGCTTCAAAGTGTCTTGGATTTAACACAAATAGTTCATCAGCAATCTTTACATTCTTAACACCTTGTTCAGCAATGTAATCAAACTGTTTAATAATGAATTCAGGAGACCACCAACGGAAAGTGTTACTATCTTCTGATGAGACATTTGAACCTTGTTTTGTTCTATTGATAATGTTAATCATACAAAATGAACATTTGTACGGACATCCAAGGCTGGTATAAAGTGCAGCGAATGGTTGTTTTTCAGTATCGTTTGTCCAAGAATGCCATCCAGCTGTTCTATATCTAGAAAGTGGCGGTAATAAATCCCATGCCATTCCAGGTAATTCAACATCAAGAGAACTTCTGGGAACAATTTCAGAAGGTGGATTTAAACAAATTTGATTATCGCTTGTTCTAAAAACCAACCCATCAATTTTCTTTAAGTTGTGTTCGTCAAATGAAGATAGTTTTAACAAATTTTGAATTGTATATACGCCTTCATTTTGACAAACGGCATCAATGAATCTTTCTTTTTCAAGTGTTTCAACTGGCAATGCAGCAACATGCCCGCCAACAAACAATACAAAACTATTCGGTTCAAGGTTTTTTAATTCTCTTGCCGTTGCAGTAGCACCTTCCATGTTTTGAGAAGATGCAGATGGTTGTTGGCCATATACAACAAAACAAACAACCTTAGCTTTGTATTCAGTAATTCTTTTAGCAGCTGAAAGATAATCTAAACCTTCAACCTCTGCATCAAGAATTTCTGGCCTGAATCCTTTACTTCGCACACTATTGGCCAACATTGCTGCCCATATAGGTGGTTCAATTGCTGCATTGTTTTTCGCAAGGCCTTGGTATATGACCTCAGATGCATTTGGATGCACAAAAAGAATGTCAATCATAAAATTCCTATTATATAAGTCAGTTCAACATAATACACTATCACACGGTATTTGTCAAGCTTTATTTGGTAATATTTAATTCACTTGTTACTTTGTCTAATAATACTAAAACTCTTGTCTTATAACCAAAACCCAACATACCCGATTTCTCACCATGTTCATATGGTGGTACTTTACCAATACTTGTGTATTGTTCCGATGTTAAGTCAATGATGTTGCCGTTTCTGTCAACTATCCACCAGTGATAGATTTCTCCATCAAATCCTCGGTGCATGTGCATTGCCTTGGGGCCAAAGAGTTTGTACAAACAACCTGATGCTGTGTGGCAATGACCAAAGGTTGGATTGCGAGAATTTCGTTCTCGCCATTTCTTGGCAATCAAATCTGGTGTCAAGTTCTTTCGTATGAGCTTTGAGACCAAATCTAGGTTTTCATCGTTATATTCTAACATAGTATTATTATATCACCTTTCCTCAATAAAGCAAGCTTATTAGGAATACTTTAGCATCATTACCGTAAACACCACTTGACATGTGATATCATGGCGGTGTTGTTGTTTGAATATATTAATGTAAGTATTTCCTAAGAGATTGGATGGTTGAAAGTTCTTCTAAGGCTTCTTCAATGTCCTCTTCATCTTCTTCTCCATCTCCTTCAAAGTTTTCTACATCATCGTCATATGATAGAAGCATGTCTTGGGTTACATCATTTACGGTATTATTATAGTGCCCTATAATCTTTTCTCTAGGTTGGAATACCGATAATATGTCTTGAACAAATAACTTGGCAGAAACATTGTCTATCAATTCTAGTGGTAACCAAGGACACATTAACATGACAGCTTTACCGGTTGGTAATCGTTTAAACATCAATGACATAGGGTTAGTTAACAATACTGTACCTTCGCCTTCATCTTCTTGATAATTAGCAATGATATCTTCACCATTTTGTAATCTAACTATTTTTATATTATGCATTTTTAATCTCTATGTTATATAGCTTATAGCTAAATTTTTCTTCATCATAAATCTTAAGCCTCTCCAACAGATGTTTTAATGTATAATTTGTGTGTTTACCAATTCTAAAGTCATCAGATATATCAAACAAAACTGCTTCTTCTTTATCATCACCTAATCTTAATCCTCGGCCTATTGATTGAAGATTACGAATTTTAGATTTAGATGGGCTTGCAAATATAATATTATGTAGGTTACGAATATTTATCCCTGTAGAAAAAGTTCCGTAACTAGCTACTATAATAGCATCTTTTTCCTTTTCAGTAATTGCACGAACTGATTCCCGAACCTCAACTTCAGTACCACCAAAAACAAAAAACACATGCCTATTTTTTGCGTGTTCTTTAATGAGGGCATGTAAATCTTTACCATGTTTTTCTACAAGTTGAAACAATACCAATGTATTACCTTTAAGTGATAATACCAAGTTTTTAATAAAATCATTTCTTGGTTTGCTCTTAACTATATATTCTATCTCAGAATTATAGTCCCAATCTTTAGATTGTTTACAAACAGTTTCATCATACTTTAACACTAAGCATTTAATTTTAAATGATGCAAGCTGTTTTTTATCCATTAATTCTGAAGTAGATGTTGCTTGATACACAGGCCCAAATAACCCTTCTAGTACAAGGCGATGAGTTTGACTTCCATCTAAAGTACCAGTGCAACCTATACGATATTTGGTATTAGTTGTACCAGTCATAATGGTTGTTAATGATTTAGCTTTAAATTGATGTGCTTCATCACCAAGAACAAAATCATACTGTTCAAAGTATTCTGGTGGATTTTTATATATGGATTGCCAAGTTGTAATTGTCAGAAATTTGTCAGTAACTTTATCTTTACCAGCGTACTGTCTATGACAATGTTGTTCTGAATCATAACCGTAAGACTTAAAATCCGTATACATTTGTTCAACCAAAGATGTGGTTGGAACAATTAACAATCCTTTTTTTTGTGTTTGCTGAATATACCTTAATATCAAATATAATATTAAAGATTTACCTGAAGCTGTTGGTGATAAAAGTAAAATTCTTTTATTACGAATTGCATGAACAAAAGATTTTAATTGATAATCACGGGGTTCAAATGGCAAACCAAGTGTCTGCATAAAGTCGTTGGCTTCTTTTAAAGAGTAATTGTCTGTGACTGTTATCTCAGAGTCAATCTCAATTTTGTAATCTCTATCTTTACAAAACTTTTCAATATAAGGAACCAATCCATGGTAAATTTCCATGGTTCTTAAATCAAGTAATCTTATTTTTCCATCCCAA